TTGTTCAAATTCTTTAGTCATTTTAGTTTCCTCTTTAGCTCTTTTCTTTGCTTCAAGAGCTTCTTTTTTTTCTATTTCTTTTTGAATTTTTTCTCTCTCCTTCATACGTTTAACATATATATCGTAGTCAGGTCTTTCATGATCATATTTTGTCCATAGTTTCATTGCTTCTTTACCTATTTTACCATCGATAGGACAAGGCGTACCAGCTTGAATCATAGATTCAAACACACGCTCATCTTGGCAGAGGATCGCGACAGCGGCAACTTTCATGCCAAAGTCATTCAAAATTCTTGCTAGTTTTAATCTTTCACAATTTTTATCTGTAACATGTTTTCCACCGCTGATACCGATGCCAAATGTTTGTACACCTGCAGAAATTCCAACAGCACACACATCCTGTGTCATAGAATTATATGATGGCGCTGTTGCTCCTGGTGGTGCAGATTTTATGTCTGAGTTTGTAGTGTTATTAGTTGTTGATGAGGATTCAGAACCTGATTGATAGGTTGTAGTTGCAGTTGATGTATATCCACCTTCAATTGCCGTGTTGGATCCGCTAACGTTAGTTTGTGTAGAATCTCCTAATGCTTTAGGACCACCAAAAAAAGCTAACAATGTTATAAGTATAATTAAAATTCCTGTAAAATGATAATTCATTTTATCCCCTATTGACACGATTCACATTCTCCTGTGTCATCAATTACAAGTCCACCATTATTTTCAAAACTTTGATCTTCTTCTCTACCATTACACTCACAGTTTTCACATTTACAGTCAGAATGATCTGCTTCAATACAGTGGCATAAGTGATTACATTTTTTACAAAATCGTTCAGTCATTTTTCTCCTTAAAAGATTCAGCCCAATCAGCCAGTTTTTGTTCGTGAGCTAAATATTTTTCCTCTTCTTCGTCTTTGGTTTCCTCAATTCCGTAGAAGAACCTATCAGTGTCTTCTGTTTTCCATTTACCGGTATCTTCTACGTTCCATTCAGATGTTTGAACCTTCCAGTCTGGTACTTCGTTCTTTACCGTAAACGAAGGTATGTCCCAAAGGATGCGATTGTTAGGTTGTGCTGCATAATTTCCATCCTCTAGAGCGAGAATGTGTGCGCATTTATGTTCGTGCGGAATCTCTGAATGATCAGTATCTACTATATTACTCTCTGGGTGCGCCCAGTCAACAGTAAAAAGGTATGCACCCGGATGAGTTTTCTTATCTTTTCCAAAAAATTTACCTGATTGTCCGTCTAGGATATCAAAAGAAGTGACAGCAGGATAGTAACTAAAGCAATTCCACAACTCCAGCTCATCAAGTCTATATCTAGGAACCTGATCTGCTTTAAATCCTCTTTGAATGAACGCGGAGATAGGAAGTCTATAAAAGACAGCACCATTTTCCATAATCGCGTGAAAGAGTATAGGACGCCCTGTAATCGATGCCAGGCCAAATATAATGCAGTCTTCAACTTCTCCATGATGCTCTTTGAGATCGTAGAGATATTCTCTCCTGATCTGTGAATACATCACAGGAATGTTTGCATTGAGATAGGCCATGCATAAATTACTTTATTAGAGCTATTATTGCTATAACGACTATTACTATAATAACAGATTTCTGTTTATTAGCTTTAGCCCATGTTAGTACTTTGTTTATATGGTCCATAATTTTCTCCTATTTTTCTTTTATTGTACCCCAGTTTTTACCCTTTTTATAGTTAACTTTGTTTTCAACTGCAAGAGTAATAGCTTTTTCCATTATTTCCTTTACAATTAAAGCTTCTTTATCATTTTTTATGGAAAGACACAACTCATCGTGTATCTGTATCTGGGGTAAAATTCCCTTTTCATATAAATTTACCATTGCTTTTTTAGTCATGTCAGCTGCACTTCCTTGAATAAGTCTATTTAAAGCTTTGTAGGTAAATGCGGGTTTATAATGTCTATTAAAATTTTTCATGTAATCTTTAGGTATTTTACCCTCTTCATATATATCCATGGCTGCTGCTTTAAATTCTTGTTCTGCTCCTTCCTTTGTTAACAGAGGTACTGGTTCATATCTATTAAGTGTATTATTCCATTCTCTATCTTGTGTTTCCCATTTGTTAAACCTGCAGAATCTATCCTCCAAGGTAAATAGTAATTTGTGTTCTTCTGCAAACTGAATTAAATCTTGAGAAAGCTGTCTTACAAAAGGTGCGTTGTTATGATAAGTATTAAAGAGTTTAGTAGCTTTGTCTCTGTCTAGTTTTAATTCTTTTTGTAATTTCATTTTTCCCATTCCATAGAATAATGCTAGGTTAATGGTCTTGGCCGTGATCCGTGGTATGTTAGCCATGTCTGCAACGATTTGATGAAAATCTACATCTTTTTCTTTGTAAGCTTCTTCAATTTTTTCTAAGCTTTTTATTAAGTTAATAGGTAAGGGATCATCAGGATCTGCTTCTTTTTCTAAATATAATTTTAAAGCGTAATGAAGAACGAGTCGTGGCTCTTGTTGAGAATAGTCAAAGCTTCCCCAGGTACACCCTTCATCAGGAATAAATAATTCTCTCATTCTTTTACCGTAGTATCCTTTAGCAGGAATCTGTTGTAAGTTAGGATTACTCATTGAAAATCTGCCAGTAACTGTTCCTCCCTGATCAGATCTAATTTGATTTATATCTGCATGAATTCTTCCATTATGTACAAAACCTAGTAGACCTTCAACAAATGTATTTTTAACTTTGTCACACTCTCTTGCTATTACAATCATACGTAAGAAACGATTCTTGTGAGTTTTCAGATAGTCTTTTGGAAGTTGAGGCAATCCAGACTTAGGTGTTTTCTTATAATCTGTAATTTTTTGTTGATCTAATAATTTTTTAATGGAAGAAGCAGCCCAAATTTCTACATCTACATCTGTTCGTGCTTTTATTAGTTTAATTAAATTAACTCTACGTTTATCTAACCATTTTCCAAAAATTTTAGCTTTTGCGACATCTATTTTAACTCCTTTGAATTTCATGTCAACTAAACAAGGAAATAATTTTGTTTCTAAATTAAAAATTTTTCTACAAGTTTTAGATTCTTTACTTCCATTTAATTTAGTTTTGGTGTAAAGTACTTCGTCCAAAAGTTTGGTATCAAATAATTTCCACAGCTTTAAAGTTAAATTTACGTCTTGTTCTGCATAATCTTTTACTAAATGGTAAGGAAGTTTGTGCATGTTAGACATAGGATCTTTTAGAGTTCCATTAGACCAATCTAAAACTTTAGCTGCTAAATCATATTTGTATTTGGATTCTTTTAAATAATCTTTACTGATGGAGTCTAAAGAATATTTCATTCGTGTTTCATCAATTACAGAAGCTGCTATCATGGTGTCAAATAATGGACCCTCTGGCATCTCTCCTGTTGCAGCTCTAATCCAACATACGTCATACATGGCATTATGAAATACTTTACGTAAACCCTTGTTTTTAAACACTTTTTTGTTCAAAAACTCCCATGTTTTTTTGGTGTTTAGATTATCCGTCATGTTATGTGCAATAGGAAAATATAAAGTTTGATTCTTGGTAGCTATAGCTATGCCACAAACAAAACCATCTTTTCTAACTGCACCTGATCCTTTTGTTTTTAAATTAGGATCATATGTTTCTAAGTCAATTGCAACAGTATCTATGCCTGTTAAATCTAAATCCGTTAGGTTTGGAACTGTACACATTATTTATTTTTCTCCGGATAGTCTCTATCGATTGCCATCTGACAGTAGTGAATTGCTTTTTCCAAATCTTGCTTTTGTCCTTTCTGCTTGTGTCTGCACAAATATTTTATAGCATTCCCTTCGGCGAATGGCAAATTATTTTTGTTAATAAATTCTGAAGGTTGAATCGTCATCGATTGATAATGATCTCCTCCTATTTGTTTTTTATATACGTCGCTCATTTTATTCCTTCTAATATTAGTTTTCTTTGTGAAGCCAAAGTCCAGTAGTCAAAGACTCCTCTACTGTATGCAGTGTATGCTAATCTTAATTGAGTATCCCTGTCTTCTGAGCGTGTCAGAGTATGATCTACAATAACATTATCAAATGTTAGGCCCTTGACTTCATGAATATTTCCATATTTGATTTGAATCTTTTTATCAAAATCAAAACCTTTTGCTAAAACTTTTTTAATATAAAGTAATCTTTCTTTTGTAGTTTTAGACGGAATCCTGACTAAATCAAAATCTCTATGCTGTTTAGCCTCCTCTTTAAAAACTTTTTTTTGTATCAGTTCATCAATTGTGTAATCTTTGTTAACCCACTCATCAAAATTTAATACTTCTCCTTTTTTTAATCTAACTTTAACTTTACTTCCTGCATACTCACAGAAATGTTTTACCTGAGTACGGCTCATGGGTATAC